GTATACACAAAGATGACGGTGATGTCACTGCAATATATTACCCATGTCAAGATTGGGATCCCGAGTGGGAGGGCGGCACTGGTCTATTTACAGAGGATGGTGACTGTATAAAATATTGTAGATATAAGTTCAATAGAGTGCTAGCATTCCCAGCGAAAACATTACATAAAGCGATGCCTCTTTCTAAAAAATGTATGAGGCTGAGAACTGTCATAGTTTTCAAATGTATTGTAGATGTAGATCACGAATTATATGCGAGATGGTATAGTGAAAACTCATAGGCTCTTTCCTACGATTGTATATGAGTTTAATTATGATAAGAACGAAATGGTGAAACGAATAGTTCGTGAAGACTGCATGAACTCTGTCGTTGATGGAAAAGCGAACGAAGTCACCAATCCATTTTTGCACCAAAATGAAAAACTAATTGAGTTCTATTTTTATATCTCTCAGTGCGTTAGAAAGTGCATAGAGCAACAACACGTTGATCCTAGCAAAGTGAATGTTTATATCACGAAGAGTTACTTCAACGTCATGAACACAGCTTGCGGTCCACACCATCATAGAGATTCTGATCTCTCGTTCGTATATTATTGTAATATTCCAAATGATCATGATAAAGAAATACGGTTCTACACCGAAAACAAACCAGAGTTCACAAGTGGGTTTTGTGAAACCTATGGAGTAACAAAGTGGGATATCGATAACTCAATGAGTTGGGGGCTTGTTCCGACCGAGGGTGAATTATTGATTTTTCCTGCAGCACTCAGCCATGGTGTTGGTGAAAGAGATTATTCTCCAAATATTGAAAAAATTTACAACCCCGACCAGTTCATGCAGTACAGAGTTTCTATTGTGGGCGATATCATCCTAACATTTTCTGATTCTTTCAGAACAGATAAGACTCACGGTAATTTTTCACCAGATCAATGGAGAATGTTTAGTGGATGATTGGGATGAATATATGAACTTCAAATGTAGCCAGATAGAAAAGAAGTTTCGTGACACTTATCTTTACCGAACCGGAAAGGTTCCGCTGTTCGAGCAAGCTGGTTTCGACGGTATTGATCACACAATCAAAATACCAAAGTCATACGAGGAGTGGTTATCCCTTTACAAAAAGTGATCTGTGAGTTATAATGTGATAAATACAAAAGGAGTTTATGGATGGTCGTGAAGGCAGGAAAGGTATGGGGTCAAACAGAGGCAATACTACAAAACCCAGTAGTAGAGTTCCACAGGATCTCGGTTCAGGCTGGGTATCGATGCTCGACACACAAGCACTCTTACAAATGGAATGGTTTCTATGTCGAGACAGGCGAATTAGAGATTCACGTCATAAAGAACGATTACGAGTTGACGGACGTCACAGTCTTAGGACAAGGACAGTTCACAACAGTAAGACCAAACGAATATCACTACTTTGTTTGCACGCAAGATTGTGTAGCTTTCGAGATATACTATCCAGAACTCCTCAGCGAAGATATACAACGACAGAACGTAGGAGGCGCAGCATAGAAATGGATATTGCGAAGGAGCTTGATATCATCACACCTGTTAAATTCAGGGAACTGCTTGAGGAAAAAGTTACCCAAGACAATGTCACTTATCTC